ATCTTTGATTTCAGCTTTAAAAATTCCATTTTTATCTTGATAAATATGAAAACCAAAAGTAGTTACCATTTCAGATATAATTTTTTCTGTTGATTTCTTTTCTGTGATTGCTCCAGCAGCGGATGTGCCAAAACTTCGATTTTCGAAAATATTAGCTACTGTTTGAAAACTATCAAAATCAATTAGTTCATCAGGAATTGGTGTAAAAAATTGTAGAAAATGAAGAAGAACATAAGCAGGATTTTGTATATAGCCATTTGAACTATTGTAATCAGAATGCATAGCTCCTTTAATATTTGCTGTGATGTCTTTGTCGCCCTGGTCGGAATTGAATTTTATAAAAACTTGTCCTTTTGAATCTATCTCAACCGAATAATCGGTTGTTAATTGTTTTAAAATGCCATCAGAATAAATCTCAAAATCATAAACTGGAATTAGAGAAAGGAGATATTTATATTGGGAAGTGTCCACATAAGGAAGTTTTATTATTCCTTCTGAGGCTGAAAGATTGCCGTAAGGGATTGGCTTAACTGCTCCAATATCGTTTTTATGGATATTTGGGAATTCGTCCTCCAGACAAAGCTCGTAAGGAGAGACTTCAAAATATTTTCTTGTAAAATCTCTAACTTTGAGTGTGATTTTATCACCTTGTAAATCATAATCATCTATAATTCCTTTAAAAATTATAGAATGCCAAGGAAGACTTCTATAAAGCATTAAAATTTCAATTGGTTGGTTTCTTAAATAATATTGAGCAAGCAATTTTGAGAATTCTTTATCTACATTTGAAAGAGTTATAGAGACATCAGAAATTTGATAAAGCCCGCTTCTATCTTCTATTGACCGATTAAGTGTTGAAATATTGATGATCTTGCCTGAATAGAACTGATCTTTTGCACGTGCATCTATTGGAGCAAAACATAGCCTTGTAGTAGTGCCATCTTTTTTCTTAGCTTCGAAGCAACCGCCAAAGAAAATTTTTTCTCTTGCAAGAAAATTACCTACATAAAAAGGTTGAGGAGCTTGACTAATAGCTTGAACTTGAGTTGAACCATCTGGCGATAAATTCTTTTCGAATTCAACTATATATGAACCTTCTGGAAGTGCTGGAGTTGTGAAAGAGAATTCATTTTCTCCTGTAACTGTAAAGTCTACGCTTTCTTGAAGGGTATATGTACCTTGTCCTTGCTGCCCCTTAAAATGAATATATTTTATTTTGTTATTTCCGCGTGGATCATAACCTTTAAGACCAACACCAGTTACTGTAATTTGTTTTTGTTGATTCGGAGATGTCCAATATAAAGAAAGTGATTCGATTTTTGCTTCCCAATACCAGATTTCAACTCGTTCGGGAATAAGTGTTACAAAACCAATTAAATTTCCATAATATATATGAAGCCCTTTCTTTTCGATATGTGTTTGATATTTTACGAGATAATTTTCATCAACTCCAAAATACCACGCATCTATAATAATATACATCGGATAATCTGAAGAATTCTCAGATAAATACAGAAAATCTCCTACCGCAAATCCATAAGGATGATTGTCGCTTTGATAATACCCCCATTCCTCATATCCATTGAAATATCTTCCAGAAACATCTTTATTCCAGACATATTGTGAAGGAGAAGCATCTACACCACCTAATATAGCATACGGTCGAAGATAAAAATTTGTTTCAGGTTCATATCCTATAAGTTTAACAGCATTACAATAAAGTTTAATTCTTGCTAAATTTTTTTCCTGGAGAAAGAAATCTTTAATCCTTAAAATTCCTTGTCTTCGAATTTTTTCAGATTCATAAGGCGGATAGACATAACCAATTTTAAGTTCAGAAAAATAAGAATCATCGCTCCAGTCAGTTGCTTTATCAGCAGTGCCATAATAGTCTGGTATTGTTACAAGGTTTGCATATTCGAGTTTATAAAAATTTTCACTCCAAAAACTCATAATAAATCAATCCCCTCCACATGCTCTTTAAGTGAAAGTTCAAACTCGTTGTTATTTTTATATCTTATGATTGCTTCATATTGATTTAGAATTTCAACATAATAGCACTCAGGTTCATCTGGATCAGGGATAAGAAGAAACCAGCTTTCAGAACCTTTTAAATCATCAAAAAACTGTTCAACTTCAGACTTAAGTTTCGCATCTTCAATTGCATCAAAAGTATAAAATTCTTCTCTTTGATCTGAAAGATATTGTTTCCAACTTTGTCCAAAAGGTGACTCATGTCTTAATACATTGTAGTTCTTACCAGTTTTATACCCCCAATTGAAAGTTTTCGAAAAATCTTTATACTGATTGAAAATTAGTTCCCCAATTTGAATATTATTTGTATTCTGTGAGTCTTGAATAATTAACTTCCAATATTGATAGGTCTCGTTCAAAATGAGATAAACATTTCCTTTATGATAAGTGAAATTTAGGTCAACTGGTGGAGTAGTGAAATCATTCACTGAATTTGCCTGGATTTTTAGTATCGCATTAGAAGTAAGATTATGATTTACAAGTGCTATTATGGTAATAGTTTTTGCTTCTCCAAAATCAAAAACTATGTTTTCATCTGCTTTTCCTGTGAATCTAAAAGGCAGCGAAGGACGTTGGTTATATAAATATTGTTTTACATAAATTGAATCTTCAGAGCTCGGAGTAATCGTTACTGAATCATTTAAATAATTACCTATTACATATCTCATGCTAATTCTAAAGCTTCTTTAAATTCAGTTTTTGCTCGATTGTAATTTAATTTTATTGCTGTTACTAATTCAGGAATTATTTTTTCACGAGTTATTCTTAGAACATCTGAACCATCTACAGCATTAATGTTAAAAGTTGGATTAATAATAATTGTTTGTTTAATTTCCCGAGTTACTGTTGTAGGTTTTTGTATTATGCCGCCGGTGACAGGTCGTATAAATACCTCTTCTGGTCTATTCTCAGCAACTGCAAAAAGAGTTGGTTTAGTAACCACGCCATAGAATCCTGATTGAGCACCTTGAATTTTGTTTGCTATTTTATTTAAGTATTTGTTGCTTTCGCGGAGAATTCCTCTTATATCCACAAGTAATTTTCTTGATGCTTTGACAGTATTGAAGCTCGCTTGAAATTCTTTGACATCAGGGAGTCTGTTACGCAATTCAGTGAGAACTGCTTCCATATACTGGGGAAAAATCCGTTCATTATAGTCCTTTAACCAATATGTGATTTCTGAATATTTTTTTCCTCCTCCTGAAATTCCACTTATTATAGCTTTGATAGCAGCAACAGCTGCAACAATTGCTCCTATTGCAAGAGCAATTTTTCCTAAAACGGGGAGCATACTCACAAGACTACTAATAACGTTTCCAATTCCAGAGATTACTTTTGAAATTGCAGAGCCGAATGAAGTCGCCATTCCAGTTGCTGCACCTTGTGCTCCCTGTAAGATTCCGAAAAATAGACTGGTAAATGAAGTTGCAAGTCTATCAATTACCTCTCTGATTATAAAGCTTTTTAAATCCTCCCATAGATTTTTTAATGTTTCAGTGAAAGATTGATGATTCATTATCATTTGAGCAAGATTATTTGCGAGATGCTCACGAATGCCATTAATGATATTTTTCCAATTTTCTGAAAGTTCTTTATTTTTTTGATTGATCTTTTCAGTTGCTTCTTTATGTACTTCTGGAAGTTGATTAATTACATCACTAAAATCTCTTATCGCAGGAATAGTCTCATGAAAAGAATCTCGAATTTCTAAAATAGCTTGGGGCGCTTCTTGACCAAGCTGCTTATATCTTTCAATTAAATCTAATACTGCCTTTTCCATATCTTCTGCAAAAACATTTCCTTTCTGATATTCATCCCATAATTTTAATGTCGCTTGTGTTAATTTTTCGGTTTCCTCTTTGAATTTTGTTACTGATGTTACTCCGAGAATTTCAAAAGCAGTCTTTATTTTTTCGCCGGTTTGTTGTGCTTTATTTCCAGTCTCTCCAAATAATTGTTTTAAATCTTTCAAAAAATCTGCCTGGATCCCAGCTCCTTTACCTGCTTCCTCATGTTTTTTTCGTAAATCTTCTAATAATTTTTGTAATTCTTTACCTTCTTTTCCTTCTGCTATTGCTTGGATTGCCTTTTTAGCATCTCTGCCATATTTATGCCAGATATCTCTTAACTGCTCCAAAGAAGCTATTTCTTTTTCTGAGGCCATTTTTCTGAGTTTGAACCATTCACCAAGATATGAACTCTGTTTTTTTATTGCTGCAATAGCTGCATCCTGTTTTTCTTTATATTTATTAATTAATTGATTTAAAGCCATAGCTGCAGCAGTTGCTCCTGCTGTTATTAATCCAAGAGGGCTGATTAAGCTTGTTAAGCCTGCTTTTAAAAGGGGTAGAGTTTTGGCTAATCCTGGTAAGATAGCTGCGAACTTTCCAAAAACTAATAAGACTGGACCGACTGCTGCTGCAACAGCTCCTAAAGTAACAATAAGTTTCTTTTGCCCTTCATCAAGATTTTCAAACCACTTAACTACTGGATCGATAATTGAAATTAATTTTTGAAGAATTGGAATTAAAAGTTTACCGAAAGAAATCATTAATTTTTCTACTCTTGATTTTAAAATTCGCATTTGGTTAGCAGGTGATTCTAATGTCCTGGCTAAGTCACCTTGTGCCTTAGAAGTTTGTTCCATGATCGTAAGATATCGAGCAATAACTTTCTGAGTTTCGCTCATTTTCTCGCCAGTTTTTATGAGTCCATGTTTCAAAGCAGTATGTTTAATTGTTGTTTCATTAACTACAATTCCAAGTTTTTTTAGAGGCTCGACTTCACCGCTAATAGCAGCTTGTAGCTTTAAAAATGCTTCCTCAGGTCGGAGATTATAAAAACTTGCCATATCGTATGTGAGTTGAGTGAGTCCTTTAGCCATACCAAATGCTGCCTTTTCACCTAATCCCATAGATGTAAACATGACATTAAAAGTTCCTATTAATTTTCGTATTTCATATTCATTTAGACCTAATGCATCTGATAATTCTTCACTCCACTTTTGAGCAGCATCTGCCATATTACCCATTGAAACTCTAAATAAATTTTCGGACTCTTCAACATCTACAGCCATTTTTAAAGCAGCAGTACCTATACCAAGCAATGGTAAAGTGACTCCTATAGACAAAGTTTTTCCCCATTTTGAGAATATTTTATTTGTGCGTTCTACGCTTTTTGATACTCTTCCGAATTCTTTCTCTGCAGTACTGCCAAAGCCTTTAATTACAGCAGTACCTTTATCGTCAACTTCAATTATAAATTTAACTTTTTCAGCCATTTTATTGTTTATAAATCTGATTTGAAATAAAAATTATTTTGTCTAAGCAATCTTTTTTGTTTCTGATTTCCAGGATTTCCATCACTTTAATTGCAGTAGTAAGATCAATCCCGATTACTTTTCCATCCGGAGCAATAATTACTTGCGTAGCTATCCTGGTCCAGACGTTCCATGCATCAATATTTTCAGGCAATATTTCAGGCATCTTGTGTTTCTCCAGCGTCACTTTGTAACCTGCTTTCTGTAACATTTCTATCTGTGATGGTGATAATTTACTCGGTTTCCGTAAGTATCGAATTATCTGCTCTAAGTTTTTCAGTTCTTCTTTTTTTTTATTGTTTTAAATGCAGTTTCATTAGTCATTATGTCATCAAGCCAGTCTCTAAAAACATGACTGTTGTTGTAGAGAAACAGCAAGTTTTCAAAACAAAAAGGAATTTCTTTAATTTCTCGTGGAAGTGGTGCTGCAAGATTAGGGATTATTCTTTCTGCATTCTCTCTTGTAAGCCCTCGCCAATCTTTTACACAAAATCGTAATTTATGTTCTGTATAGCCCTCTCTATCCCATTTAAATCTACCTCCTCTGAACTCTCTGTGTTTATCTGCAATTCTCTCGTCATCTTTAGGTGAGAGGAATCTAATTTTAATTTCAAAACTTTTTACTTCAGGAATTTCATTAAATTCAAACCACTCTCCCTCTTCCTCTTTTAGATTTGCAATATCCTCAAGAAAAATTATTTTATCTTCTGGCATTTTTCACCTCTTAGTTAAATTTTTTAGAAACCTTCGGGCTTCTTATTATCAATCAAAAATTAATTTGATTTCGTCATTTAAACTGACTGTGGCTAAAGGTATTCTTGTTTGAGCTTGCACAATCTCTTCATCACCACCCAAAGATGGTCGTTCGATTTCAACTTGAGGAAATTCAAATCTCAGACGTTTTCCAGCAGTATCGCCAGCGGGAATTTTCACTTCTCTTTGAATCTGTTGTTCTGCTTCATAAAAATATTTTGAGAGGTCTTTTTCAAAATACATACTCAATTCAAGTGAAATATTTCGATTTGTGGCGCGAATGACATCATGTGGATAATCGGTTCCTTTTTTTGCATTAAGCAGTTTGAAATTATTTTCTATTGAAATAGTGGCTTCAATGATGGGAATATCTTCATAACTACCTGCACCTTCTTTCTCTTGGGCAGTTCCAAGCCTTCCATGAACAAGATAACCTGAATCAACTTCTGTTGGTACAAATCCTTTTACTACTGCACCTTGAGATTGTGCAGTCTGACAACCAGGATTAATTGTGAGAGTATTATTGTCATAATCAATAGCTGTGATCTCAAAACCAGAACCTGAATTATCATCTGTCCCAATTTCAATTTTAGCTCCGACTTTAAATTTTCGAGCATTGGTAACTGGAATAGATGTAACTGGAGTTACTGTTCCATCAATTGCTTGAGAGAGGGAATCTTCTCCAGCCCAAACTTGTTTTGCAAAAAGTCCTTCCCATGCAGCTTGCACTATAGCTTCATCTTCATTTCCAGCCTTAATTGGAATAGTTGCTTTATTGATCACGCAACCAAAATTCCAATAAACAATCCAGCCATGTTTGAAAACTATTGTAAATGATGGAATTGGATCGTCCCAGCCTGCTAAAGCATATTGAACATCAACACCTGCATTAATTGTTTCTTTTCCAAACACGCCTTTAAGCAATGCAGCAGGAACTGGTGCTACACCAAGTGATCCACTTGGTTTAATGTATGTTGGAAAACTAAATGCTCCTACTTCATATCTTCCTTTAATTCTTTCTGTTTTAGAAAAAGTCTTTTTCCGTTCAAGATTTTCTGAAAATCCAGGTGCTTGGTCAAAGCTTCCTTCTCCAATGACATATACTGCATCATTACCAGATGGATAAGTAGGAGTTGCAAAAGAAGTTTCTTCTTTTACAAAAATTATTTGATCTTTTCCTATTGCAATTGGCATTATTTTTCACCTCCTTTTTTAATCTTTATCTCTTTTTTAGGCTCTTCACCTACAGTGATTACATTCCAGCCTGCTTTTTTATATTCTGGCTGTGAAAATTCTTTGGCTACTTTTTCTGATATCTCTACTGGTTTTGAACCTCGCTCAAATGAACCAAGTCCAAGAATGACTTTACGGCCTTTGCCTCGATATTCAAGTAAGTATTTTTTCATTCCCTTTCACCTCCTAATTTTGAACTTTTTTCTTGTAATAAAAGGTGATGTCTTTGCGTTGAACAAAATTTTCAAAATCAGCAGTTACAGTTTCAGATGGTGCTCGTCTTTTCCAATAATTCCAAAAAATGGAATCAATTCCTAAGTTATTATTTTTCAAAGAGTTAATAATATCTTCCTCAATTTCAAGTACTCCTTTCTGAGAGACATCACCCATAATTGAAGCTTCTCTATTAATTGAAATTGAAACATAGATATAAATGAAAACTTCTAAAAGCTGTATATGATAACCTTTCGTCTCACTTGTTATTACAATTTCACCATCTTTAAGTCCAACACATGGGAAACCTGCCTCATCAGGTGGAAATTCTTCACTTGGTATAATTTCAACATTTCGGAGATAAGTTAAATCTGTTTTAAGTTTACTTTTTATTGCATTTAATAGTTCTTTCATTGTGCATATATTTCCTTAAGAATTTTTTTAATGTCTTCTTTATCTTCTTTTTGAAGCAAAAGATATGGCCGCGCTGGAATATAAACTTTTCGTCCTCTTCCTGCATAACCACCAAATTGATGAATTGCTGCATAAGGGCGATTAGTGCCTATTTCTACAGCATTTGATTTTACTTTAAAATTTATACTGTCACGGAGCTTTCCTCTATCTTGGAGTATTTTTGCGTTACTTCCCCTTTGTCTTAATGTTGCTTTTGCAAGAGGACGCCAACGAGGTCTTCCTTCTACTTCGAAATTTTTCATTACTGAACTCTGGACCAGATTTCCTATTGCTTTTAAAGTGATATGCATTTTTGTATGCTTTTCCATTACTTGTTTGTAATATTTCTGAATATCGTTTTGTGTTATTCTTAAAACTATACCCATTAATACCCCTCAAATGCATCATCATCGAAAATTCTATCTTCGAGTTCTTTTGATTTTTTGATTTCTTGTTTCTCAGTTGGCTCTGAAGCACCGAGACTGATTAACCCTCTTGCAATATTTTCGAGAATTTTAACGCAATTTTTATAATCGTTTTGAATCTCTTCCGGGACTTTTCCTCTTCGCATGTAAAGTCTATAGCGTGTGATTTTTTTAGAAAGCTCTTTTATTAGTGTTGGAACAGGGGAGAGAGGTACTGTATATTTTTCTTGACAGTAGCCATTGATTTCTGCATCAGCACCTTCGATTTCAGCATCAACTATATTTTGATCTATAGAACCAGTTTGATTGTCATCTGTAAGCTGCCTTATACGTTCAGGATCCATAATTTTTTTAAGGTCATCCAATGTACAGTATGCCATTTCGTCTTCTCCTTAAAGGCGGGGAAGGGGGTAAACCCCCCTTCAATAGCCTCCCTTGCCGATTAATATATTACCCGCCTTATTATTTTTTCTCTTCTTTTTTAATCGCCTTTTTTAAAGGCTTTATAACACCCTGTTTAACTAAATTTTTAACCCATTTTCTATTCTCATCAAATTCAACTTCATTTCCTGGAGCATAATTAACATCATTATGTTTGAGATGCCATTGAACTTTGAATTTCATGCTCACCTCCTATTAGGCAACAGCATCAATAATAAGATATCCAGCACCAGCAGCGGTAATTTTTACATCCCAAACATCTTCAACTTCTATAATTTCAGATTTAAAAGGTTCGTCCACATATTTTCTTACTTTTGGTCTTCCTTGTTGGCGAAAAGTATATCCGAAGCTTGGTCTAAATTTATTGTTTCTACCATTTTGGGGTTCAGGAACATACGCAATTATTACCTTTTTGCCCCAGAGATCATAAAATGTTCCTTGATAATCAGCGTAAACTCCAGCACCAACAGCTACTTTTTTTAACTCGAAAATCTGAGCAAGTATATCAGTAGTAATGATACCTTTCATTGAATACTTGATTCTCTCAAGAATCTGAGAGTGCTTCTGAAGAGCTTTAAAAACAAGAGGTCCCATTATCATAGTATTAGGGTATCTTCCAATTGCACTTCTGATCGCTTCTCTTGCATCTTGAACATCACCAATTGGATCAGAATTTGTAAGATCGCTCCACTGAGCGGTCCCGCTTAATGTTTTCTTATTATTTGCTCCATATTGATTAGCATCTTGAGCTAAATCTGCTTGAGTCTTTTCAAGTTTAAGTCTCATAGCTTCTGTGACTGTCCATGTAGCATCTTGTTCTGGCTCAATAGGATCAGTAGCTTCTTCAAATTCAGAAAAATCTACAGGAATTTCTAATGACTGCTCTTCAAGATTAAGAGACTTTGAAGTTACTGCCCAATCAATTCTATTAGAACGGGAGCGAGGGGCACGCTGAGTTTCATAGATTTTAAAAGCCTCTTTTCCGAATTCAACATATTTTCCGCCTTTCTTTTGATTTTCAACAATAGGGAAAAGTAAAGTACCTACAAAATCTTCATTTGTATACCCAATTGCAATTTGAGTTAAAACAGGATCAGTAACTCTTAAAGATTCTAATGTTGGCATGTTTCACCTCCTATTTCATAAGTTTTAAGTTACAAGGAGAATTTCAATAAATTCCCCAGCTCCAGATGCAGCTTCGAGGGCATAGCCATTAATAGCTTGTGGCAACACACCACCACTTACAGTGGTAATATCGCCATTAGCTGCAGTAGATGTGACAGTTGTTGCCCCGGCATCTACTGAAACAACTATATCAGAAGCTTTCACTGCTCTACCATTAGCATCTGCAGCAATTGGATCACCTTTAGCAATAATGCCGCCTGCTTCAATAACAGCAGTACCTAATACAGTAATAACACCAAGCTTACCATCTGCTATATCTTCTTGAGCTACTCCGTATGCTTTTGCTCCAGCTACAGAAATCTGAGCGCCGTCAAATCCAACAAATCTTCTTTTTGTAACTGCACCTGAAGCCCTGATTGTTTTAGTTAACGTAGGAGTATATTGTTCTCCCATTATTCACCTCCTTACTTATTTTGAAGAGACAGCTCTAAGTGCCTCTTCGTAAGATACTTTGTGTTTTTCTGCAAAAGCTTTTGCTTTGCGATGAAGCTCGAGTCTCTCTTCGTCTATTTTCTCGCCTTTCTCAACTGGAAAATCAGTTAATTTTGTCTCATCTTCTTTCTTTGCTATCTCTTTAAATTCAACTACCTTAGGAAGTTCTTCAAGAAAGTTCTTAAACCAATCGTAAAGGGACTGCTTTTTGTCTTCTGAGAACTCAACTATTTTCTTCTCACGAGCAAGTTCTTCCATAAAAGTTAAAATTCCCATGTCTTTCCATGCAGGTACGAATTTCCCTTCGTGAAGCAGTTTGTCAGTGAAGGATTTAATTTCATTTTTGAGTTTTTCATCTTTGAGTTTTTGAATTTCTGTTTCAAGCTTTTCTTTTTCTTCTTTGAAAGTCTGCGCCTCTTTTTGTAGTTTTTCAAGTTCTTGTTCTTTTTCCTTGAGCTTTTCCTGAAATTCCTGTTCTTTTACCTTTAGAAGTTCTTCAAATTCTTGCATTTTTTTCACCTCCTTTTTATATTTGCCAATGCCAAATTTTTTGGCAGCGGCTTCAATTCTTGCTGTAATAATTGCTTGTTCCTTAGGGGAATATTGAGCGCGATTTCGAGGCATTCCCCAATAACTTAAAGCAGCACGGATATGTTCTTCGTCAATTGGATATCGATAGTTTACTGGATCTGCAAATTGGTCGTCTCTTAAGTGAGCATATTCTTTAGGTTTTGTTACATGCCCACCTTCCTTGATAGCAATGCCATATTTCTTTGAACGGCGGCGTTGTGCTTCTTTTTCTTCTTCTGTAGCAGCAAATTCTAATGTTTCACTGTCGAGCTCAATTTCTACATATTGAGTCCAATCGTCTTTAAATCTTGCGTCAGGAAGTCCTTTAACTTGAGGAGGCATTGCACCAAGGAATCCAACATGTCTGAGATAAGGTTTTCCATTTTGATATAGAGATATTGAAATTTTCTTAAACCTTCCTTTATTAATCATTTTGGCAAATTCAGGATCAATTTGCTTAAATTGAGCATATAAAATCCCATTTTCAGCTTTTAAATTTTCTACCCATCCATAAGCAGGTGCATTATCTTTAGGATGACCTATCACTGCGGGTGCTTCGTGAAATCCAGGATCATAACTTTCAACAATTGCCCGTAAATCTTCCTCTGTATATTCACCCTGAGGATATTTGCCAACTTTAAAAATTGGTATCCAATTAGCCATGAATCACCTCCTTTAAAAATACAATTGTTCCAAAAAATAAATATTTAAACGCATCTTTTATGGTGAAAATTAATCCTCTATTTCGCATAAATAGGTAGATTAAAAAATTAAAACCAAAATAAAGAATTAAAAATATTGTTAAAATCCACCAAATTATAGACATTTTTCTTCCCTCCAGCTG